GCAGCGGCGCGGGATCAACTTCGAGACCGAGCAGGCGGGTCGGCCCGTCGGCGAGCCCGATCGTGTTGAGCGGACCGAACGTCACCTGGACGAGCCCGGCGGTCCGACCGTTCGGGAACGTGATGATGTTCGGGAACGTCGCGGTCGACTTCGAGACGGCGACCGCCTGCGAGTCCTGGTCCGCGTAGGAGTACTTCGCGGTCGACTGGAGGAACCACCCGGTGAGGTCCTGCGGCGCCGAGCTCGCCGGCGGCGGCATGAGCACCTGGAGCTGGAACGTGAGCGTGTCTCCCCGGGCGCTCTTCCGGGCAGTCCGCCCGCGTCGTCGGCAGCCCTCCTCCCAGTCGGCGAGGTACTCCTCCGCGTCGTCGTCCCAGCCCATGCCGAGTAAGGTACTCGACGTGGGCGACGAGGAGGAGAAGCCGCGGCTGGACGCGACCGAGGCGGCTCCCGGGCTCCTGATCGGCTCCGCGCCGCTCCCCTGGGCGGCCCCCCCGCCTGAGCTCGACGTGCTCGTGCTCCTCGCGTCGGAGTACCAGCCCGACCCGGCCTGGTTCCCCGGCGTCGAGGTCTGGTCGGTCCCGCTCGTCGACCCGGGGGAGGGGAGCGGGCTCGACTACGCCGCGATCGGCGCCGGGGTGAAGGTCGGCCGGAAGGTCGCGAAGGCGGTCGGCGCCGGGAAGAGGGTCTTGGTCACGTGCCGGAGCGGGCTGAACCGGAGCGCGTTCGTCGCCGCGATCGCGCTGATGACGATGGGCAGGGGGAGGCTCGGGGCGGACAAGGCGATCGAGATCCTCCGGCGCTCGCGCGGCGACGACGTGCTCTCGAACGACGTCTGGGAGGACGTCCTCGAGCGGTACTTCTCCGGGCACGGCTCGGGCTAGGATGCTCGGGATGGACGGCGTGGAGCGGAGCGAGCTGGATGCGTGCCGGGCGATGGGCGAGGGGTCCGAGCCCGAGGTCGGAGCCCGGGCGTTCGACAGCCAGGCCGTCGCCGCGTTCGTGGACGACGATGCTCCTACTCTCCGCCGTCTTCCTGTCGACGTGCGCGACGGTCGCGCGGACGGGCTCGATCGTGCGTGACCCCTGCCTCCACGTCGGCGCCCGCCCGGCCGACCTGACGATGGTCGACGACTACTCGGACGGGACCGGGCTCAGCCTGCGGGTCAGCACGGACTGGCCACTCCCCTGCGCGGCGACGGACGGAGGCAGACCGTGACCATCCTCGTCGTCGACGTGAGCTCCGCGAACGCGATGGGCGCCGCCCCCGGGCGCTCGTCGCTTCAGGACGATCTCGACTGGGGCTGGCTCTGCGCGCAGGGGGTGCGCGGCGCCTACGTCGAGGGGTACATCGGCAACGACGGGCCGAACCTCGACTACGCCCAGCAGCGGGACGACGCGCGCGCCGCAGGCATCGCGGTCGGGACCTACGACTTCTGCTTCCCCGGCCTGCCGGACGAGGCGGGGCACCCGGCGCGGGACCCGGTCTCGCAGGCGCGGCTCCACGCCGAGCACGACGGGATCTGGATGCCGGGCGACCTGCCGACGATGGCCGACCTCGAGTGGCCGGCCCCCGAGGACCTCGCGCGGTGGTCGACGAGCTGGCCCCTGATCGACACCTGGAACGGGATCTACCTCGGCGAGCGCGACCGGCTCGCGGGCCGGCGCGTCGGCATCTACAGCTACCCGTGGTGGTGGGAGTCGCTCGCGAAGGGGATGTCGGGGACGTTCGACCCCGTCTACGCGGGCCGCCCGCTCTGGTGCGCGGCCGTCGGGGCGCCGTGGGTCAAGCCGCCCTTCTCGGACTGGACGCTCTGGCAGCGGACCGGGCGGGAGCTGATGGTCCCGACGCGCTCGGGGCGGCCGCCGGTCAAGACGGACTGCAGCGCGTTCAACGGGGACGAGGATGCCTGGGCGGCGTTCCTGGCCGGGCCGTGAAGCGATGCCGGACAAGCGGGAGGAGATGCACGAGCTGCTCGGCAAGCTCCGCTCGATGCCGGAGGTCCCCGAGCCGCTCTTCAGGCTGGTCGAGCTGATCGTCTCGCGCTTCGACGACCCGTTCGCGATCGAGGAGGCCCCGACTCGACCGGAGAGGCGGGCGAGCTCGGGAGCGATCGCCAAGGTCAGCTTCCAGAAGGTCGGTCACATCCTCGACGAGGCGGGGAAGGGCGACCCGTCGAAGGGCGAGCCCGGGAGCTGAGGGTCGGAAACCCGGGTTTCCGACCCGGCGACCGCGGCATATAAGGGGGTGCGGCGCGCGCCGCGACCGGCCGAGGGGGTGCCCCCCCGCTCCCTCGCCACCTCGGCGCGCGCCGCGCTTTTTCACCTGACGGGGAAAGGAGTCTCGACATGACCTTCATCCGCTGGATCGCCTGGGCCATGCTCTCGATGTTCCCGTGCTCGAGTCCGTCCCGCATCGCGGGCGAGTACCGGGTCGTGGCGACGGCGATCTCTCGGGCGACGCCGAGCCCCTCGGACGCGGCGGACCTCGCCAGCGTCGCGAGCTACGAGAGCGGCTACGACGTGCGCGCGGTCGGTCGGAAGGGCGAGGTGGGCGCGTGGCAGCTCATGCCGCCGGTAGCCTGCGAGTCGGTGCGCAGGGACGGAGCGAACGCCCAGCGGGCGGTGGACTGCCAGGCTCGGGAGGCGCTCCGGCGCTGGAAGGAGCAGGCGCCGTGCGGGTACACCGGGGAGATGGGCCGCACCTGGGCGAGCGCCGAGGCGACGGACTGCCCGATGGCTCGCCGCCGAATGAACCGCGCGACGGCCTGGGTCGCCCAGCACCCGTTCGAGCCCGTCGCGACCTCGTCGCCTGACAGCTGACCTTCCCCCTGCTAGCGTTCCGATCGTCTCCTCTTGGTCGGGGAGCGGCGTGTGGATTCAGGCAGGCTGAGCGCCCGGGCGACCCCCGGGCGTTCGTCTCTGGAGGTCGGAGATGGGCGAGTCGGTGATCCTCCTCGGGCGCGGCCTCAAGCAGAAGGACTCGGCGACGGCGCTCTTCTCGCTGACGCGCAGGTCGGTCGGCGAGCACGAGGGGATCGCGGCGCGGCTCAAGACCCTGAAGGGGAGCGCCGACTGGACCCCCTGCGTCCGCTCGGTCCTGAACCAGGGCGTCAGCGAGACGTGCTGGGCGCACTCGGCGGCGCAGGCGAAGTTCATCGTCGACGTCGCGAAGCTCGTCGCGGCGGGCACGCCCCTCGCGGACGCGATCGCGAAGGTCGTCCTCGCCTCCCCGCTCTACTTCGCGCTCGTCCTCTACGCGCTCTACCGCGCGGCGCAGACGCCCCCGGGCGTGCCGCTGCCGGGGCCGGGGCTCGCGGACCAGGGGGCGCAGCTCGACGACGCGGCGGCCGCGTTCGGCAGGTTCGGCTCCCAGCCGTTCGGAGAGCAGCAGCAGGGCATCAACACCGACGTCCCGGCGACTCAGGACGAGAACGGCGATCCGGTCCTCCTCCCGGAGCTCTCCGTCCCGGCGGCCGAGTCGGGCTTCGCCCAACCGTTCGGGGGGAGCTACGACGTCCAGACGGGGAGCGGCGCCGGCGACCGCGTCGCGGCCGCGCTCGAGGCGGTCGGCCCGGTCTGGTTCGGCACGAGCGTCGGGCAGGCGTTCCAGGCGCTCGTCGCCGGGCAGGTCGCGCAGCCGTGCCCCGCGAGCGACCCGACGGCGGGCGGGCACGCGATGCTCTACGCCGGCTATGAGGCGGTCCCCGTGAACGGGACGCTGACCCGGCGCTACCGGGTGCTCAACAGCTGGGGATCCGACTTCTGCGAGGGTGGGTACTGTTGGGCTTCTGAAGCATTCGTCGAGGCCAACTGGCAGATCGTGCCCTTCGAGGACCAGACGCTATGAATCTCCGAACCATCATCGCGCTCGTCGTCGTGCTCGCGTACCTGACGGCGTGCCCGACGCCGTCCCCGCTCCCCGTCCCGGACGTCGTGATCACGACGAGCGACTCCAGCTCCCCGAAGGACCCCTGCGCGGCCGCGGACGCGATCAGCCAGGCCCGGCTGATCCGCGGCGACGGCGGGATGCCGCTCGTCGTGCCCTGCCCGTAGCGATGGCGTCCTTCGCCTGGATGTCGAGCCCGCAGTACCTAGCCCAGGTCGGCCACGGGTTCGGCGCGTGCTCCGTCGTCCTGACCGCCGCGCTCTTCTCGCTCGCGCTCGGCGCCGGCTGGGCCCCGATCCTCGTCGTGCTCGGGGCCGGGATCGCGCTCGCGGCGCTCAAGGAGTTCGTCTTCGACGTCGCGAGCTGGGGCGAGGGCGACTCCTGGGCGGACAGCGCGATGGACTTCGGCTTCTACGTGCTCGGCGCCGCCGTCGGGACGGGGCTCGCCGCGCTCGCGCTGCACCTCGCGCCTCGGTAGGGCATGATGGGGGCGGCCCCGCCGGGGGTGCCTCTCAGCCCTTCAGCGGGGGAGCTCCCGGCGGGGTACACCGTTCGTGGTAGCTTCGCGTCCGGAGGCAACGGAGCGTCATGAACATCGTCGTCTGGGACCCCGCGGGGGAGTGGTGGGAGGGGGCGCTGGTGCCGGAGCCGGAGCAGGCGCGCGAGCTCGCTCGACGGGGGGCCTGCCTGCTGCCGGTCGTCCCGCAGCTGCTGAGCGCCGCGAGCGACGCGGGTTTCTTCAAGCGGGCGTGGGGGAAGGGCGTCGCGCTCGCGACGGGCGGCCCGATGCCGCTCTGCCCGCTCGGGCTCTACGCGGTGCACGACATGCACTACCTCCATTGGGCCGCGCGCCTCGTCCCGACCGCCGACGTCGAGCGGCGGGAGGACGGCTCGCACAAGCTCGTCGGGATGCTCGCGCTCGTCCCGGACGGGACGCAGCGGGGCGGCTTCCAGGCGCAGCTCGAGGGGGCGGACCGGAGCCGGGTCGACCTCTCCCTGCTCGGCCCCCCGGACGAGGCGGGCGGCTGGACGGTCGGGGGCTACGCGCGCGTCCGGCAGATGAACGACGCGAAGGTCTGCGTCTGCCTGCACGGCGCGGCGATGGGGGCGAGGGCGCAGCTGAGAGTGGCGTGGGCGGCGGTCACCCAGACCGCGAGCCCGGAGGGCTGAACCGATGCAGTTCGCGATCCAGTGGCTCAGGACCACGTCGGAGTCGGGGCCGATCCCGGAGCTCGGCGACGATGTCGACCCGACGACGGCGTACGGGACGCCGGGGACCCCGCCGGGGGCCTACAAGGCGAACACGCCGAACCAGGACAACGTCCTGTTCATGCGTCCTTACTCGAAGACCGGGATCCCCTACCGGCGCGTCGCGATCGCGGCGACGGGGCCGAGCAGCCCGGACGCGGCGCGGACGGCGACCCTCTACGCCTGGGACGCGCTCACCGGGCACTGGTACATCGTCGGGACGAAGAGCGGGATCTCGCTGACGTACAACACGATCACGATGGTCACGATCCCGACCATCGGGGACGTTCCTCCGTCGTCGACGACGACGGGGACGCAGTCGATGCCGTCGGCGCTCCAGCCGCAGGGGCGGAGCGCGGGGGGCTCGCTCCAGGCGGACCCGGGCGGGCTCGCGCTGATGCTCAACGTCGACGCGAACGGGAGCCCGACGACGGGGACCTACCAGTTCGCGATGTCGCCGAGCTTCTCCGCCGACGTGACGTAGTCGGAAACCCGGGTTTCCGACCCGGGCCCGGGTGCGGCGCCGGGGGGGTGCTGATAGGTTCGGCACGTGTCCGTCAGCTGCCTCGTCAAGTTCGTCCAAGGGCTGACCGTCGGGACCCCCGGGGTCGCCCTGATCGGGGCGACGGGGACCTCGGTGACGGTCTCGAACGGGGGGACGAACCCGGCGCCGGACCCGGGGACCTGGACCTTCGACGTGCTCGGGGTGCCGAGCTCGAGCTCCGTCCCGACGGGGGTGGTGCAGACCGGGCCGACCCCGACGTGGAACTTCACCCCGGACGTGCCCGGCTGCTACGTCGTCTCGCTGACGGTCGTCGACGACACGACCGGGGCCGCGAGCACGGACGTCCGGGCGTTCGGGATCTACACGTCGCTCGGGGCGCCGTACCTGATCCCGGCCTTCACGGGGGACGACAAGAGCCTGAACTTCGGCTCGCAGACGACCGGCTGGGACGTCTACATGGAGGCGTGGCTGAACCTCCTGCTCGCGCTCGCGACGGGGGCGGTCCCGGCGAACATCGTGAACGTCGTCGCGCCGGGGACGATCGCGGCCGCGCCGGGCGCGCGCTACTACGTCGACCTCGGGGTCGCCGGCGGGGACGTGACGTTTACGACGGCGGGGAGCATCGGGGCGAGGCAGAGCTTCTTCGTGAAGCTCGTCGACCCCACCGGGGTCGGGACGGGCGGGCACAAGGTGACGGTCGAGCCGATCGTCGCCGGGCTCCACGTCGAGTCGCGCGCCTTCCCCGGGACGCTGAACGCCCTCGACTCGGCGAGCTACCTGATGACCGTGCTCGGCGACGAGGTCGAGCTGGAGAGCAACGATGGAACGAACCTCTGGGCATAGGGCGATCGTCGCCGCGCTCGCGGCATCCCTCCTCGGGGGGGCGCTCGCGCTCGGCTGCCCGTCGCCGTCGAAGGGCGGGCCGGACGCGGGGCAGGCGCCGACCGCCGCGGGCTCCGACGCGGGGGCTCCGCAGAAGCTCGGCACCGGCAACGTCTTCCCGGTCTGGATCAACGACGGGAGCGCGGGCTTCACCCCCCGGATGACGATGCCCGCGTCCGCCTCCGGCGGCGGTCTGATCGTGGACGGCTCGGCGCCGACCTTCAGCTTCTACGTGAACAAGGGCGGCTCCGACGCGAACCTCTGCAGCCTGCTCTCGCCGTGCCTGACGATCGCGCGCGCGGAGAGCCTCGTGAAGGGGCTCTCCGGGCTCGGTCTGGTCGAGACCGGCGCGGGCTACGACACGGCGGTCCAGTACGCCGAGATCTTCCTGGGCCCGGGCAACTACCAGGAGGTCGTTCCCGCGCTCCCGTGGCTCTACGTCGTGGCGCAGGACATCGCGGGCACGAGCGGCATCCAGGGCGTGAGCATCGACCCGAGCTACTACCTCACGTCGGGCGTGACCTTCTCCGGCTTCACCGGGCTCCTCATCGGAGGCGACTTCCCCGATGGCGGACGCCCACCCGACTCCGTGCTCGACTTCAATGCTGGCGGGCATGCAATCCCAGAGGGCGAGGTCAATTTCCAGCAGTGCTCATTCGCAACGAACCTCACGGCGACCGCGGCGGGGACATCGAACACCGAGGCGGTCACATTTACCGCGAGCTACTTCTACACCACGAATTTCTCCGCGGTCGGCGTCTACGTCTTCTCGTCGAAGAGCACGTTCGGCAGCGTCTCATGCGCGTCAACGTCGACGAACCAATGTGGCTGGCAGTCGCAGCAGGACACCATCAGCTTCGGGAGCACCCCGAGCGTCTTCGACTCCACGGCGGGGCAGATCGTCAGCGCGTACATGGTCGACACCGCCGTGGACTGCGCGTCGGGCGGCATCACGCTGACGGGCTCTCTGACGACCTACTCGGCGACCGCGGGGGGCATCCCCCCGCCCTGGTGCGTCACGCTCACGCCGTTCGACGGCGGGGTCCCCGCGCTCGTCCCGCTCACGGGCATCAACACGCTCTCGACGGACGGTGGGACGATCGGGCAGGTCGCGACGATCTGCGACGCGGGCGCCGGGGTGCTCCCGGTGTGGTGCCCTCAGTCGGTCGAGGCGGGATCGTCCTTCGACGCGAACACGCTGAGCATCACGGGCGGGGTGGCCTGCACCTTCTCCGGCGGGGTCTGTGCGTCGACCTGCACGGGGGCGACGGGCAGCACGCTCGGGTGCGTGCAGCTGGCGGGCGACCTGCAGGCGGGGACCGCGTCGTCGCCCCAGGTAGGCGGGCTCTGCGGCAGCGAGATCATCTGCCAGGCGACGGGCGAGCTGCGGTGGTCGAGCGGGGCGACGGCGATGACGCTCGATGCCGTGTCGACTTCGGCCACACCGGGCGTGGATCTGAGGCTCAAGGGTCAAGTATCCACGGCTAACCCCGGGACGAGTGGAAACGTTGTAGCCGTCCTGACTCCTCCAGTGGGGGCCGGCTCTGAAGCCCACGTCTACATCGATCGAACGCTAGGGACGCACTACTTCGCGTTCGGTGCGTATCCCGGCTTCGAGAGTTCGGATGGGGCTTTCTGGATTGGGGCTCCCCTGACGCTCGATGCAGCCCACATCTTCGGATACTCGAATGGGACCGATTCGCGGATCAACGGGTCGGCGTCGGCAGGATTCACGCTCTCCGGCATCAACGCGCTTCTTGCGACTTTTTCCACGAGCGAGGTCGGCGTAGCCGCCGGTTTCAACTTCAACATTGGCGCAACGAGTGGCTCCTATGGCGGCGGCGTTGGCGTGCTCGGCCTCCACAACGCCGGGACGAACCCGACGACGGTTCCCACCGCCGAAGGCGTCGTCTGGGAGGGTCTTACGGGGGATGGGCTCCACGGTACAGGGCCCAGCGGGGCTGGGTACTTCAATGACTGGATGTTCTCTCCTACGGCGAGCCCGAGCCCCGGGAACACCGCGCTCAATACACAAGCCACGCTAGTTCACGTCCCGCACGTCGGATACGCGAGGACGTCTACGACGGCCGCAGTCGCCGTCTACAACTTCCCGCTCGCCTCGGGTCACGCGGTCGGCGTCCACGCCTACTGCACGGGGCGCCTGACCGCGAACGGGTCCGGGTGTTCGGGCTCGTGCCTCACGGGCGGATCGGTCTACGAGGAAGCTATCACCATGTTCACCAACGTCTCCGGGACGCTGACCCAGGGGAACGACACTATCGGCGGATCTGGGGCCCCTGTCGCCCAGAGCGCGATCTCGTCGCTCGTCCCGGCTATCACGTTCACCAACCCGAGCACGAACCTCGTTCAGCTCAACGTCGCCCAGACGAACGGCACGACCGCCGTGGACTGGACGTGTTGGGACGAGAGTACGTTCGACTGATGCTCTCCCGCGCCCACATCGCCCTCGACGCGACGCTCCTGCTCCTGCTCCTCGCGGACGGCGCGGATCAGCGGTTCTTCGCGGTAGCGATCCCGTGGTCGCTCTGGACGCTGTGGGTGGTCCTCGATGGAGCTCGGCAGCGGCGCGAGACGGAGCGCAGAGAGGACGCGGTGCGATGACGATCCACGAGGCTGTAGTCATTCTCGGTCGGCGGTGCCGCGCGGGCCTGCTCGTCCTCGCGGCCGCGGTCGTCTTCGCGGCCGTCGGCTGCTCCCCTCGTTCGACGGCGAAAAGGCTCGGGGTCGGAGCGGCCGACGCGGGTTCGGACGTCGTCGGTTGTCGGCGGTGGGGGACGACCCGCGGTCTTCGGGCGTGCCATCAGTGACCGACGCGCGCCTGGCCGAGGGGCTCGCCAACGTCACCGCCGAGCTCCGCCTACACGAGGAGCGCGAGGAGCACGCCCTCGCGGACTTCGCGAGCGAGCTGCGCGCGATCCAGAAGTCGATCGCGACCGTCGCGGACGAGGTGCACGAGGTCCACCAGTCGCTCCCCGAGCTCGTCCGGACGAGCGGGGCGCTCCTCGCGCGGGCGAACGAGCACGAGCGGCGCATCCGGGCGGCCGAGATGAACGGGACCGGGAGCAAGCAGAAGATCGAGCAGCACGAGAAGCGGCTCGGCGATCTGGAGAAGCTCCCCCACGCGCGGCCGCCCTACCCGAGCCTGAAGGACCTCTCGAGTCTCGACGACGACGACGGCGACACGCCGGCCGAGCGCACGAGCCCCGGCGGGCGGCGCGTGATGGACGACCATCGTTGGGCCCAGATCGAGGAGAAGCACGCGCAGACCGAGCGGGCGCTCGACAAGGTTCGGCAGGAGCTCGACGGGGCGGAGCGCGCGCGGCTGATCGAGGCGGCGCGGGCCGAGACGGCGGAGGCGACGAGGGCTCAGATCGCCGAGGAGGCGGAGGAGAAGGTCCGGGTCGCGGACGCGCACAACCTCGCGCGCTGGCGGCAGGTGAAGATCGCGGTCGGGGCCGCGGGGCCGGTGCTCATCGGGCTCTGGGAGGGCGGCAAGCACCTCTTCGACTTCTTCGTCCACCTCGCGCGCTAGGGGTCGGAAACCCGGGTTTCCGGTAGGGTGGGCGGCGAGCCATGGCGAACGCGATCGAGCTGCTCGGGAGCTTCAACCCGTCGGGGGCGGCGAGGGAGGAGGGCGCCGGGCTCGGCCCGATCCGGCTGGGGGCGAACTTCCGGGCGAAGACGATCCTCGAGAGCGAGCGCTACCGGGAGCTCTCGTTCAAGCAGGCGTACTTCAAGTGCACGCAGCACCACGGGAAGACCTTCGACTTCGAGGGGCGGGCGGCGCGCCCGGGGCCGCCGAGCTCGATGCCGTTCCTCTCGCAGGAGAAGAGCGCCGCCTACGTCCCGCTGACGCTCCGAAAGCCGTCCTCGCCGTTCCGGCTCGCGAAGCTGCAGGTCAACGCGTTCACGGCGCTCCTGCTCGGCGAGCAGCGCTGGCCGCGGGTCGAGACGCCGGGCGACGACGCGGCGGGCGACTACGCGAACGCGCTCTGCGACGCGGCGAGCATGCAGGCGCGGTTCATCCAGGGGCGGGCGGAGGGCGGCTCCTGCGGCACCGTCGGCTTCTCCTGGAGCTTCCACCTCGGGCGGCCGAGGGTCACCGTCCACTCGGCGAAGCACTTGTTCGTGCACCGTTGGATGGACCGCGACCTGCTCGTCCCCGCCGAGGTCTCGGAGGTCTACCGCTGCCCGAGGGACGAGTGGGACCCGATGAAGGGCGGGTTCGTCCGGAACTTCTACTGGCACCACCGCTACTGGGACGAGCAGCTCGACGTGACGATGGTCCCGGTCCGCTGCGACCCGAAGGTCGAGCCGATCTGGGTCCCGGACGAGGCGAGCTCGGCGAGGCACGGCAACGGGTTCGCCCCGTTCGTCTGGTGCCAGAACCTCCCGAGCGACGAGGTCGACGGGGAGGCGGACTACGACGGGCTCTACGAGAACTTCGACACGCTCGACGTGGTCAACTCGATCCTCGCGAAGGGCTGCGTGCTGAACCTCGACCCGACGCTGGTGGTGAACGTCGACCCGATGCGGCAGGGGGACGTGAAGAAGGGGAGCGAGCACGCGCTCTGGGTCGGCGAGGGCGGCGGGGCGAGCTACCTCGAGCTGGTCGGCACGAGCGTCGACGCGGGGCTGAAGTACTTCGAGCAGCTGAAGCGGAACGCGAACGACGTCGCGCAGTGCGTGCTGCCCGACCCGAACGAGGTCGCGGCGCAGGGGATCTCGAGCGTCGCGCTGAAGGTCATCTACGCGCCGATGATCGCGAAGTGCGACGTGCTCCGCGAGCAGTACGGGGAGGCGCTCCGGCGGATCGTCTCGCAGATGATGACGGTCGTCCGGCGCCGGGCGCAGGAGGGGGGGTTCCTCTATCTCCCGCCGCGGACGAAGGACGGGGAGGCCGACCCGACGCCGAGGACCCCGGGGCTGAGCAGCGACTACGAGCTGCTCTGGGGGTCGTACTTCCAGACGACGCCGTCCGACCGACAGGCGCTGCTCGCGAGCTTGACGACGGCGAGCGGCGGGCTCGCGGTCGTCTCGCAGCAGACGGCGGTGATGGAGGCGGCCGCCGCGATCGGGAAGGATCCGGAGGAGGAGTGGGCGCGCTATCGGGCGGAGAAGGCGGAGCGGGACGCGCGGAGCGCGACGCTCTTCGACGACGCGGACTCGGGCGGGCGGCAGGCGCTGATGAGCATCGACACGAAGGACGGGAATCGCATCGCGGTTGCCGGAGCCGGCGGAGCGCCTGGGAAAGGCGGGGCTGGGGGAGCCGGAGGCGATTCAGGCGGGGGTGGGTTTTCCGAGGCGGGGCCGTGAGTGGGCAAGCGTTTCTGCATCGCTCCAACCATGTCGGATCCGATAAACGATCGTGCTCGCCGGGATGCCGAGTCGGCGAGCCCACTCGGCCGACGACGCGGTCTCGCCGCCGAGCGTGATCGAGATCGGATCGCGCCGAGTGGGTGTCCCGAGCGCTTCTTCGAGGGGCCAGCCGTAGCGCGCGAGTCGATGCTGCAGCGTAGACGGTTCTAGCCCTACGTGTTCCGCCCATTCGACGAGGCACATCGTGATGCCGGCGTAGGTGAGAAGAACGTTGGTGCGGCGGTTGCGACCTTGCTCTAGGGCCGTCGCCCAGCGGACGTTCCCCGGTTCGTAGTCGCCGTCGTTGTCGGGGAAGCGATCGAGCGTGTGGAGCAGGCTCGGCTTCGATCCAACGTCTTTGAGGAAGCGCACGAAGTCGCTTCGCCACTGATCGCACACGCCGATTCCGCGGCCACCGTATCGGCGGAACGCCGGGCACCGGGGGTTGAAGCACCGATCCAACATGGCTCGCCAGGATCGATACTCGGGGCTGGAGCCGGTGCAGGGAGAATGCCCGTGCTTGAAGTTGTAGTGATCACGACCACGCTTGGGGTTACGGTTCATCTCGTAGCGCCTCCTGCGCGCTGCCGGGCTCGGGGCGCTTGCAACGCCGCCGAGCCCAAGTCTATCTCGTTGGGGGTGGGGCTCGTCGGCAAACCGGGGGGTCGAGGCAGGGCGGCCCCTGACCCGCGGCTGCACCTCGTCCACGTCGTCGCGCAGCACGCGGCGTGGGCGCGGGGGATCTGCGCGTGCTCTCTCTGCGAGCGGGCGGAGCGGCTCGGGCTCGTCCCGAAGGGCTGCTCGAAGGTCGGCCGGAAGCCCGGGCGCTCGCCTTAGTCTCGTCGGGCGCCATGATGGGGGGTAGGAGCGCGGGCGGCTCGCCTCGCTCCCGGCGCGCGGAGGAAAAGATGCACGAGGCCCATGGTCGAGAGTCGGCCGACGACTACCCCAACGCGACGCACTGCCCCTGCGTGGGCGTCGCGCCGCCGGCGACCCAAGAGGAGTGCGCCGAGGCGGGCTGTCGCTACTGTATTCACTCGCAGGCGAGAGACCTGAAGCGACGGAAGGCGCGCTCCTAGCTATGCGCGCGGAGGGCTTCGACCATGGTTGAGACGATCGTTCGACGGACCATCCTGGAGAAGGTCGGCGAGGACTTCGGACCCGAGGCCAGGGTTCGGTTTACGCTACCCAACGGAGCCATCGTCGAGGTTTGCCACGCGGGCCGACAAGACCCGGAGGTTCGCCCGTGGCCCGCGAATGACCTGTACGACCTGATCCACTACGAGACGACAGAGACGGGCAAGTGGGCGCTCCGGCTCTTCGACAAGTACGAGCGCGAAGGCTACCCGGCTCCGTGTCCGGAAGCGTACCGACTGGTGCGCGACGGGTCGAAATAATGAGCGCCGTCGTGCGCGCGATGAACTTTGGAGCGGGTTTGCGAAATCTGACCCGTAGGAGCACCGGATGGTAAACCGGCCATTGGAGACGGATGCGGGACGCCGTCACCTCGAATGCTCCCGTCTCCCCCGCGGACGCTCCGAAGAGCGGGGACGTAATTCGACGAGAAGGAGGGTTTGCGATGACATTCGAGGAGTGGGAGGCGAAGAGGAAGATGAAGAAGGCTGCGAAGAAGGCCACGAAGAAGTCGAAAAAGGCTGGGGGCAGTTACATCTCCGGGGCAGGCTCGGACGGGACCTACGCGAAGGCACCGGATGGTGGCAACCACGGAGGACCAATTGTCGGAGGCGTGGAGCGGTGTAGCCCGACTAACGACACTCCGCGCTATAGCATCTACGATCCCAGCAACAGCGGCACTAACCAAAAACAGGACTAGCACACTCCCGGATCTGCGCGCTTTTCAGACCAGGACGAAGGGAGACGGGGGCATGGTGAGACTGAAGGCGACGGAGCTGGACGTGTACGTGGACGGCAAGCGGGTCGGGACGGTGATCGACTGCGGCGACTGTTGGCGACTTCGCGTGTTGGGGCGCCGAAAGCGACGTGCCTACAACCTCGACCTCGACACGCGAGGCGAGGCAGTGTCGGCGGTGGTGCGCATCGTTACCGCGGCATGATGCGCGCGAAGGGAGACGGGTCGATGCCGAACTGCGACTTAGACGCGGTACGTGAGCAGCATCGTCAGGCTGACGACTATATCCGTGAGGAGGGGCGGATAGAGGAGAGGGCGCGGATCGTGGCCTGGATGAGGGCGTCTCGCACACCGCACGCCCAAGCCGACGCAATCGAACGTAAGGATCACTGGTCCGAGGTGCGTGATGTCATCCCGGCAGACGGGCGCTAGCGTGCGCGCTGAACGGGGGAGGACGGCGGGCGTAGGGGAGCGCCGAGACGACTCGGAAGTTCAGACCGGGTTAGCCTCGACCCCGCGATGCCCGTCGACGTGCTGAGAGACGCCCTCGCGGCGAGCCGGCAGCAGGCGCTCGACGTCGCGGAGACGACGGGGAGGCGCGCTCTTCTTCGGGTGCTCCGCCGGTCGGAGGGGGAGCTCGCGGCGCGGGTCCACCAGGCGGAGGGGCTCCGGGGGGCCGGGGCGACGACGTTCACGGAGGCGAGGATGCGGGCGACGCTCGCTCAGGTCCGGGAGGTCGTCCGCGGGCTCGAGGACGACCTAGGGCGCGTCCTCGCCGACCAGGCGGGGGACGTCGCCTACGAGGCGGGGAAGGGCGCCCTGGGCTACCTGCGGGCCGCGGAGGGGGCGTTCCGGGGGGTCGGGGCGGCGCCGCTCGCGATCCGGGAGGCGATGATGCTCGACGCGGCGACGGCGGGGGCGCGGGCGAGCCTGCTCCGGCGGCTGGCGGGGGAGGGCGAGCCGGGGGTGCTCGCGCGCTACGGGGAGGCGACGATCGGGGAGTTCGAGCGGGTGCTCCAGCAGGGGGTGGCGCAGGCGAAGCCGTTCAACGAAGTGAGGGCGGGGCTGATCGAGAGCTCCCCCTTCCTGCGGGGGGCGCCGGCGAGCTGGGCGGAGCGGATCGCGAGGACGGAGCTGCACGGGGCGAGCTCGCGGGCGGCGCACGAGACGCACAAGGCGGCGCAGCGGGAGCTCGGGGACGTCGTCCGGATCGTGAGCGCGACCTTCGACGATCGGACGGGCTGGGACAGCTACAACGTCCACGGGGAGGTGCGGCGGGTCTCCGAGCCGTTCGAGTACGTGACGTACGACGGGGAGCACGAGGCGTTCATGCACCCGCCGAACAGGCCGAACGACAGGGAGATCGTGCTCGTGCATCGCCTCTCGTGGGGTCCTCCTCCCCCGATGCTCCGGCCGAAGAGCACGGGGGAGGTTCGGGCGCGCGCGGCGCGCGACGGGGTGAAGGACTTCCCCGGGCGGCCGCGCGTGATGTCGACGGTCCCCGGCTCTCGGTTCGTCGCGGGCTGAGTCGGAAACCCGGGTTTCCGGTTCGGCGTCATGATGGGGTCATGCCGAGGAACCCCGAGCTGGACGCGCTCGCGCTGCGGCTCGTGCAGGACAACACGCGAGACGCCTGGGACCGCTTCGTCGCGAGCTTCCGCGAGCCGTGGGCGCGGCGCGAGGCGGAGCGGGCGAAGGCGATGCGCGACGAGTTCGCGGAGCGCGCCGGGCAGCTGCTCGCCGAGACGGACTACGAGCGGGCGATGGGGCACGCGCTCTGGGTCTCGCGGAACGCGGCCGAGGTCGTCCACCGCTGGGCGGTCGTCCGGCGGGCGTTCGCCGAGTGGTGCGCCCGGGAGACGACGGCGTTCCGGGTCGAGATCGAGCGGGGCGGTTGATGGGCTGCGTCGAGTTCACCGAGGCGGACCTGTCGATCGGGCTCGCGGAGCTGCCGGGGAAGTCGGGGGCCGACGCGATGGCGTTCGAGGTCGCGCGGGCGCACGGGGTGCGGCTCGCGGACATGCTCGGGCCGAGCCGGTACGCGGCGCTCGCGAGGGCGCGGGCGGACCTCTATCGGCGGCTGCGGCAGTGCGGCTGGAGCTACCCGATGATCGGGAGCTTCGTCGGGGGCCGGGACCACACGACGGTGATGGCGGCGCTCGGCATGCTCCGGCGGTCGCCCGGGACGAGCCAGGGGCCGGCCGTCTGCCGCCGCTGCCGGTTCTCCGAGGGGGCGCACGTTCGGCGGCCGCTGATGCGCGGGGTCTGGTCGCCGCTGCTATGCCCGACCGGCGGCGGGCAGTGGGAGCCGGGCCCCCGGAGACCGCCCCCGCGCATCTCGGAGGCGCTCGAGGAGGTCCGGCGGGCGAACGAGCGGCGGCTGCGCGAGGCGCGCCGTGGATAGGGAGACGATCCGGCATCCGTGCGGCTGCGTGCAGCAGCTCGTCTGGATCGCGGTCGGCGCCGGCGAGAGCGCGTGGGAGTGGGTGAAGGTCTGCCCGAAGCACCTCCGGGGGGAGTCGGAAACCCGGGTTTCCGACCCGCTCGCCCTTGCGAGCCGGAGCACGCGCGCGTAGTCCTCGGAGGCATGGGCGTCTTCAAGCCTGCGAGCCTTCCCGCCGACCGACCGAACACGAAGACGGTCGGCAGCTACATGGTCGGGAGCGCCTCCGAGCCGGGGCCGAAGCCGACGCCCGCCCCCGAGCCGAAGAAGGACCCGGAGGCGGCCGACAAGTACCCGAAGGACGGCGAGCGGGTGCGGCAGGACGACTACTCGACCGCGACGTACGGGCCGGGGGACAAGGTCCCGGACATGCCGATCCGGAGCGCGGCGGAGACGAGGAGCCAGGGGAAGTCGCCGAGCTTCGTCGGCACGATGCCGTTCCCCGAAGCGCCGGCGGCTCGCAAGCCGTTCAAAGTGAAGTAGGCTTCCGACCATGGGCGACGGAAAGACTTCGGGCAGCGGCGCATCGAGCCCCTTCGGCGACGGTGGCGGCAAGCCCTCTGGAGGCGGCATGAGCGGCAACGACTTCGTGAAGAACCCGGCCGGCAGCGGCGGCCCGAGCGCGGGGCACAACTTCGTCGAGAACGGCGCGCAGAGCCCCGGGGGCGGCGCGAAGCCGAGCGTCAACCCGGCGAAGACCGACGCGGGGGCGCAGCCGAGCGGGACCCCGCGCTGCCCGGAGAGCATCCCGAGCGGCGGCATCTGGCCGCAGGGGCAGATGGACCAGAGCGCGCGCTCCCCGCAGCGAGACCTCGGCACCGGCGCGCAGGGCGCGCCGGTGCACAAGCCGTTCAAGGTCTCGAAGACCTAGAGTCGGAAACCCGGGTTTCCGACCCGAGGGAGACGAGCCATGGCGGCGGCGCAGATCATCTGGAGCGGCACCCTGACCATCACCCCGACGTCCGTCGTCGGGGCGTCGCCGGGCGGCGGCTTCCCGATCCCGGGGGGCACGGACCAGGAGCCGGTGCTCCTCCAGCCGAACCCGAAGCCGAGCGCGGTCCGCGCGATCGGGAACAAGCGGAACGCGAGCGCGCTCGGCACCTACGTCGCGCTGAGCGGCGTCGGCTCGACCGACAACGTGCAGACGGCCGACTTCCTCTACGTCGTGACCGACGCCCCGATGGTGCTTCGGCTCACGATGCAGGACCTCGTCGCGGGGACCGGGACGACGCAGCAGCTGGTGCAGGTGGAGGGCCCGCAGGTCTTCAACTTCCCGGTCCGGGGCTACCTCGTCGGGATCGAGGCGAGCGGCGCGGGGAACATCGCGTACCTCGCGAGCGGCCCGCAGTAGGGTGACAGGCGGGGCCGCGCTGCTGTAGGAGTAACGGGAACCCGAGGGAGAAGACGACCATGACCATCGCGCAGGCCGGACAGCAGGAGTCGATTCGCGAGGCGCTCAACCGGGCGGACCTCAACACCATCGCGGACCTCCTCCGCTCCGGCGCCTTCGGCGACGTGCTGCGCGGTCTCCCCGTCTACCTCCGGGCGGTCGCGCCCGCGGCGCACACGCCGCAGCAGCTCTCGACGCTCGACGTCATCGAGCTGCCGCAGGACGCGAAGGCGGCGGTCATCCTCCGAGCGACGGTGAAGAAGAGCGGCGGGAGCACGATCGGGGAGCTGACGATCGAGCCCTACGGCACGACGCCGTCGACCACGCAGGTCGCGGTCGCGCCGAACGGGGACATCGTCTTCGACCACACGACGGACCTCGTCACGAGCGTCGACGTGATCTACGTCCCGCAGAAGGGCGACGTGCTCGGCAACTGCAAGTACTCGAAGCTCGGCGTGACGAGCCTGACGCTCGCGATCGACGCGACCGGCTTCGCGAAGCTCCCGGCCCCCTACGCGGGGCAGGCGATCCTGCTCATGCAGGCGAACGTGACGGTCGGGGCGGTGACGGGGCAGAAGATCATCCTCGTCCCGGCGTCCGCGGTGGTCGCGACGACGAAGGCGGCCCTCTCGAAGGACGGGACGGGCGTCTGGTTCAACCTCGCGACGGACGCGCCCACGCAGTGCGTCGTCGACGTACTCGTCGCGAGCGGCCTCGTCTCGACCGGGGGCGTCCCCGGCCTGAACAGCCCGACGACGGACATCAACGCGGTCCTCGAGCAGGCGAACGGCGGCGCGTCCTCGGCCATCGGCACCTGAGCCCCCGAGAGGGCCCCGGAGCCGGGCCCGTCCTCGCGGAAGTCTGACGTCGGAGAGAGCAAGGGAGAGGCACGGACATGGGAGCAGCAGGAGAGGTCGTAGAGCAGCCCGCGAACCAGACGGGGGCCGCAGCGCCTCCTCCCCCGCCGCCCCCCGCGGCCGCGCCCCCCGCGAAGGCGGCCCCGCCGCCCCCCGCGGCCGCCGCTCCTCCGGTCGGAGCTCCCGCGGCGGTCCCGCCCCCGGCGAGCAGCGAGCCGCCGGCGGGGACGCCGGACGGGGCGAATCGGGTCTCCATCGACCTGCACGACCTCGGCAAGAGGATCGGGAAGGCGGAGAAGAAGACGCTGCGCGAGGTCGGCAAGATGCTCGGGCTGCCCGACTTCAAGAACGGGACGAGCCGCGAGGAGATGCGGAGCGTGCTCGGCGATAAGGTGAAGGCGCTCTCCGCGCTCGAGACGGCGGAGGCGGAGCGGCAGCGCGCGGCGCTGACGGAGAAGGAGCGCTTCGAGCTCGAGAAGCAGGAGGCGGAGCGGACGGCGCGGCACGCGACGCGGAGGATGGAGAAGGCGCTCGAGAAGCTCTCGGTGAAGCGCTGGGACTCGCGCGTGAAGAAGATCGCGGCCGGGCACGTCGCGGTCGGGCAGGTCGGGGAGGTCATCAAGATCCTCAAGACGGAGCTCCGGACCGACCGGCACCTGCGGCACCAGTTCCGGACGAGCGACAAGAAGAAGATCGCGCGCCGGCTCGACCGCTGGTTCGAGGCGAAGGCGAAGTCGAACCCGGCGTTCGCGAAGGACGGGGCGTCGCCTCCGGCGGCGGGCGCTCCCCCGCCCGCGGCGGCCCCCTCGGCGGCGGGCGCGGAGGACGTGGTCCAGAAGCTCTACCCGGGGAAGACGATGGTCGCCGGGAAGCCGAACAGCCTGACGGCGACGGAGGTGGCGGCGGTGCAGGCGCACCTCGCGCAGCCGCCCGCGGCGCCGGCGGGGCAGCCCATCACGAGCGGGGCTCCTCCGAACCCGAACCGGGTCTCGGCTCCTCCCGACGGGGCGTCGGGAGGGGACATCGTGCAGCGGCTCTTCCCGGGCAAGACGATGAAGGCGGGGCTGCCGAACAGCCTGACCTCGCAGGAGGTCGCCGAGGTCCAGCGGCACGTCCTCCGGGCGTCTCCGTAGGCTCCGCCGGTTCGTCGGGGCTTGACGGGCTCGGCGCGGCGCGCGCATCCTGGGCGCCAGCGTAAGAGCACGACCCCCAACACCGCGACCACGGCGGGCGGCATCCAGCAGCGTGGGACTCCGGGGAGAGTGATCGACGAAGCGAGGCGAAGAGCCTCCGACCGCGATCCCACCCGATCAGGAGTCCCCCCACCATGGCTCAAGGCGTCATCCTCGGCATCCCCCCGTCGATCGTGCAGCTCGTGCAGACGGGGCTCCTCGAGCGCTCGTTCCACGACGCCCTCTTCCCGGCGCTGCTCTACCGCTCCGAGGCGATGGCCGAGGAGTGGCCGGCGCACACGGGCGTGCAGAGCATCGAGACGCGCCCGTCGCTGCTCGCGGTCAACACGACGCCGCTCCAGCCGGGGCAGGACCCGACGCCGCAGGCGCTGCAGTACGAGCAGTGGTTCGTGAACCTCTCCCGCTACGGGGACGGGATCGACACGCACATGCCGACGAGCGTCTGGTCGAACGCGGACCAGTTCATGCGAAACCTCCAGCAGCTCGGGCTGCAGGCGGGGCAGAAGGTCAATCGGCTCGCGAGGGACCCGATCTTCCAGGCGTACGTCGGGGGGCAGACGCTCTCGACGGCGGCGGCGCTCTCGACGGACGCGGTGCTCCAGGTCGCGTCGCTGAACGGGTTCACGACGGTCGTGCAGACGGGGTCGACGGTCCGCCCGGTGCCGGTCAGCGCGCAGAACCCGCTGCCGATCACGATCGTGCTCTCGCCGACGAGCACGCTCAGCGCGATGGTGGTCGGGGTCCAGCCGTTCTACCCGAGCGACCCGCTGAACGGCCCCGGCACGCTGATCCTCGCGGCGCAGCTCGGCGGCGCGGGGTTCGCGGCGCGGACGCCGGTCTACTCGAACAACGCCCCGGTCGTGATCCGCGCCAGCGGCGGGAACAGCATCGACGCGATCTCGAACGCCGACATCGTGACGATGCAGGACTTCCTGAACGCGGTGACCGTGCTCCGGTCGAACAACGTCCAGCCGCACGAGGACGGCTTCTACCACGCGCACGTGCAGCCCTCGGTCGCCGCGCAGCTCTTCGCGGACCCGGCGTTCCAGCGGCTCTACACGGCGCTGCCGCAGTCCGAGACGTTCGTGAACGGCTTCCCCGTGCCGATGCTCGGGATCAAGTTCTTCATGAACACGGAGAGCCCGACGCCGACGAACACGGGGAGCCAGGTCGTGACGGTCGCCGGGCAGTCGGCGACGTACGCGCAGGGGCTCGGCTCGGAGATCGTCAACTACACCGGGGTGCAGATCGCGCAGACGCTCATCACGGGGCGGGGCGCGATGTACGAGCGCTGGGTGAACGAGAACCAGTACATCTCCGAGGCGGGGGTGACCGGGAAGGTCGGCGAGTTCGACGTCGTCAACCAGGGCATCAGCATCCAGACGGACCGGATCCGGCTGGTCATCGCGAGCCCGATCGACCGCCTGCAGGACATGGTGCGCGCGACCTGGTCGCTGTCGACGTGCTTCCCGATCCCGACGGACCTCGGGGCGACGACGAGCACGGCGCTCTACAAGCGCGCCGTGGTGCTGCAGTCCGCGGCCTAGTCGTCGGAAGAGAGAGCTACCCAAAAAAAGAGGGCTCGGTCGTCCTAGGCGGCCGGGCCCTCACGCTTTCCGGGTCTGCTTCAGGAAGCCGCCGCGGGCGACGACGCCGAGCCGCCACGCCTCGTCCTTGCGCGCGCGGTGGCAGGCCTTCGTGCGGCGCGTCCGCCGCGGGTAGGAGCCGAAGCAGAGGTCGCCGGGCTGGGCGCCGCAGAGCGGGCAGGCGACGGAGCGGTGGCGGCGCGAGAGGTCGTCCTGGTAGGCGGAGGACGCGCTCATCGGTCAGCACTCCGAGAAGGTCGTGGGGCCGATCCGGAGCGTGACCGCGCCCCCGGGCATCACGAGGATCGGCCCGGACCGCCAGCGCATCGCGTGCCGCTGGACGCCCCAGCCGCGCGGGGTCCAGGCGAAGAGGAGGAGCTCGCGGTCGGCCGGCGGCATCGCGTCGAGCTTGGCCCGCAGCGCCGGGTGGACGAAGCGATCGTGCGGGATCTCGGCGACGGCCCAGCCGACGCCGACGCGCCAGCCGACGCCGACGCGCGCGTATCCGGCCGCGCTCGCTTCGGGCGCCCTGGGCCTGTTCATGGCTCCCATCATGCCGCGTGGTAGCTTCGGGGTCGGAGGACGGAGCCATGCCGAGAGCGACGAGGGAGCAGCAGGCGCAGGAGCGGGAGCGGGAGCGGGAGCGGGGCGGGGAGAGCGGGGACCCGAGGGAGCTGGAGGTGCTGACGGGGTCGGGGATGAACGGGGGGCCGCGCCAGCCGCTGCCGCCGCTCCAGCAGCCGCCCCCGCTGATGCGCCGGTCGGAGGAGCTCCGGCAGGCGTACGAGGCGGAGCGGCAGGAGCAGGTCGACGCGCTCCCGACGCCGAAGCGGTACCGGGTGACGAAGCTCCCGCGCGAGGACGGGAAGGTGGTCGGCCGGGACGGGCGGAGCTTCAAGCTGACGGAGGGCAAGGAGCTCGACGAGCGCTACTTCGACGTGCCGGGGCTGAAGAAGCAGGGGGTGAAGTTCGAGCTCGTGAAGGACGAGGAGGGGCCGACGGCCTGAGCCCGCCCGGGGCATGATGGGGGGCATGAGCACCTACGAGTGGCGGCGGTGCGCGGCGGTCTCGCGCGAGGGTCGGGCGGCGTTCCTGAACGCGGCGGACGCGGAGGGTCTGGAGTACGTCGCCGGGCTCGAGGGCGGGACGAGCGGGGACTTCACGATGGGGGAGCAGCGCGACGTGCTCTTCCGCCGGCGGGGCTCTCCCGGGCTCGTGCGGGGGGCGACCGCGATGGTCGTCCTGGACGGGAACTTCCTGGCGCACGTCCCGCTGCCGGGCATCGAGGCGGAGGGCGGGCCGCCGCACCGGGTGGACGTCTACGTCTGCGGGCCGGACGAGGTTCCGACGGTGGCGGCGAGCGTCGACGTGGTCGACGGGCGGGCGGTCGAGCCGCGGCGGGACGGGCGAAGGGCCCTCGCCGCCCGCATCCAGGAGGAGGTCGCGCGGGGGCTGGCGAGCTTCGCCGGGAAGCTGAACGACGAGGAGGTCCGCGGGCGGTTCGCTCGCGCCGCGGAGGAGCTCCTCCGCGGCGCGACGTTCGCGGACCAGCAGGAGATCGACGCGGAGCGACGGAAGACGGCCGCGGAGATCGTGTGCGCGACGAAGCGCTCGGTCGTCGGGTTCGCCGACGCCGAGAAGCGGATCGCGGAGCTGGAGCAGTTCGCGATCAACTGGATCGAGACGGCGGCGCAGCACGCGAGCAACGAGGAGTACTGGCGCGGGCGCGCGCGGGAGGCGGAGGCGGCGCTCGCCGACGCGGGCCGGGCGCCGACCTCCCCGGCCCCGCCGTCCTCCGGCGAGCTCGTCGGCCGGGACGAGGGCGGGCACCGATGAGCTGGCCGAAGGCCCCCGTCGCCGGGGACGCGGCGTCCCGGAAGATCCTCGCCGCGTCCGGGGCGGACCTCGGGGAGTTCGACGAGTCGGCGCTCGTCTCGTCGAAGACGAAGCGGTGGCGCCGGTGGTGCCCGGACGACGCGGCGGCCTCCGCGTGCGCGAGCTACGAGCGGTGCCGGGAGCTCGCGCCGGGCTTCCAGCTCCGAGGCTGGACCGAGGCCGGTCGCCCCCACCTCGCCTGGGACTGCGCGATCGGCGGGGAGCGCTACGGGTGCGCGGTCGTGATCGTCCTCGGGCCGAGCCTCCGGACCTACTCGAAGGCGTTCGACGTGCTCCTCCTTCAGGCGAGGATGAGCATCTGGACCGTCGCGTCGGGGCGGGCCGCGCGGAGGGCGTCGTGACGCAGCAGCGTCCGGAGCCGATCCTCGCGAACGCCGAGCAGCCGCCGTCGCAGCGCCCGCCGAAGCATTCCGCGCGGGAAGTCGTTTCGACCCCGATCGGCGACGACTGCGCGGCGTGCGGTCGGCACCACGGGAGCCAGGGGGAGGAGCTCTGGTGCATGCGCTCGGAGCTCGCCCGGCTCCGGGAGCTCGCTGCCCGCTTCGAGCCTGTCGTCCCGACGCCGGCGTCCTGCTCGTACCAGCACGTCCACGACCTGATCGAGGCGGTCCCGGCCGACCTGGAGTACTGGGCAGAACGGGGGAGCTGCCCGACGCTCTACTTCGACTCCCTGCAGGACGCCGCCCCCGAGAGCTGGGCGGCGTCGGAAACCCGGGTTTCCGACCCGGTGCTAGAGTCGGCGCATGACCGACCCCACGACGCCCCAGGACGCCCCGAAGCCCCCGAAGGGGGCGAGCCCCTCCCCGACCCCGACGAGCCCGTCTAAGGGCGTCGTAGGCGCCGCGCCGGACCCCCACGGGCGGAGCGCCGGGGAGCTGACGAAGGGCTACGCGCGCCCGCTCCGGGACGCGGTCGTGCACAAGACCTGCGGGCAGATCGTCGTCCTGGGGAAGGACGTCGCGGAGGTCTTCGCGCGGACGCCGGGGGTGCTCGGGACGATCAGCTGCCCGCACGGCTGCGGGAGGCGGCCGGTCGGCGAGTACTCGTGGCACGGGGCCGCGTCGAAGGGCGCCGCCGTCGGGAGCTGACGAGCAGGCGCGCCTCGGCGACCCGGAGGGAGATCGCGAGGAGGACGAACGCGGCGTCGAAGAGGGCGGCCCTCGCGCGGAGCTCGGCGAGGTCCTTCCGCCAGACGGGGACGATGCCCGCCTCCTGAAGGTCGGTCACGCAGCGGCGGCCGACGACGCCCGCCGCTGCCTCGAAGACGTCCCGCGCTCGCCTGTCCACGGCCCCATCATGCCGCCGGTGGTAGGCTCGCCCTCGTGCTCACGCTCGAGGAGAAGGCGAAGGTCCGGAAGCACGGGGGCTGGCCGAACATCAGCGCCGCCCAGACCTTCTTCCTGGGGAACCCGGCCGCGATGGAGCCGTTCTTCATCCTGGAGGCGGCGATGGACTCGATCATCCCGACGGCCGAGTTCCTCCTGCGCGAGGGGCTCGAGCGCTGCGACCGCATCTACGCGACGATCTTCGACGACGCGGACACGCTCGTCGCGGCGAAGGTCGGGGACATCGAGATCAACCCGAAGCAGTTCGAGCAGCTCGTCCAGCGCTACCTGCTCTACGTCGACGACATGCTCCAGGTGATGGGCTGCTACCGCAATCCCTTCGACGCCCGGTTCGGCGGCGGGGCGGGACGGGGCATCAACTCGCGAGTAGGCTGACTCCCCATGAAGCGCATCGCCGGACTCGTCCTCCTCGCCCTCGTCGCCGTCGTCCTCGCGTCCTCGCCCCCGGCGGCCCGCGTCCTGTCCCCCGCCGCCGAGACGGTCGGCTGCGGCCCGGTGAACGCGGCCCCGCTCGTCCCCGTCTCGGAGAAGCTCGGGATGTGCATCCTGCAGGCGGCGGTCGGCGACCTGGTCGAGGCCATCGCGGACCCGGTCAGCCTCGTCCAGGCCGTCATCGGCGCGTGCAGGGCGTACGGGGTCGCGACGATCGAGCAGGTGATCGCGATCATCGAGGAGGCGATCAGCTCTCCCCCCGCGGTCGACGCCGGCGCGGCCCCGCTCTCGGCGGCGCAGCACGCGCGGCTGGAGAAGGTCCACGCCGCGGCGCTCGCCCTGAAGGCGTCCGGGAAGAAGTAAGCTCGGGGGCGTGAGCGAGCCGCGCCCCCTCAAGCCCAGCGAGGCGGTCCGCTCGCTCGCGAACCGGCTCGCTCGGCCGGTCGACCGGATCCGGCAGGTCGCGGTCCGGCTCGGCGCGCGCTCGCGGCGGGTCTTCCTCGTCTGGCAGCGCTGGGACGGCGACGAGCGCGGCGACGGCGACCCGTTCGAGGTCGACCGGGTCGAGATCCTCCCGACCCCGGTGGTCGAGGGGCTCGACGCGGTCGCGCTGACGGCGGTGAGCGCCGGCGTCCTCCCGGTCGGGACGATCCGGGTCTCGCGGGTCTCGGCGACGTTCGCGGAGAGCACGCTGCGCGGGCTCTTCAGCGTGCGGGCGGGGGTCTTCGAGGAGGTCGAGTGCGGGAGCGCGGCGAGCCGGCTCCTGCCGGCCGGGCCGCACCCGGCGGACCACGTCCCGCAGCCGGTCTCGTTCTTCTACGAGGTCGTCGAGGACGGGAGGCACGAGGGGCTGCCGCTCCGGCAGAAGTACCGCCTGAGCGCGCAGCCGACCCTCGACGAGACGAGCGCGCAGTGGCGG